CAGCCGCTGGCCGCCCATGGTCTCCCGGGCGTCCGATGTGCCGCGCATGATGTCGGAAATGCCCGTGGTGCGGTCGAGGTCTTCAATGATCTTTGCCCGGACCTCGATCAGGATCTGCAGCGTCTTGGAGATCGCCTCGATCGGCACCCAGTCAATCGCACCTTTCAGCCCGCCCTTCTCGGCGAACATAGCCCACGAATCAACCGGGATCAGGTTCGGTTCTGCAGCCTCCTCGAACACCCGCTTCAGCGACTGCGCGGCGCTGTCATAGACACCGACAACCTTGGTCGAAGCCGTCAGGATATCGATGCGCTTGGTCAGCTCATCGATCTGGATGTACTGGTCCTGGCTCTCCGCATAATCTGGCACCGGAATCATGGTGTCGTTGGTCATGGTGGCCGACAGCGGCTCGGGGCATGGGAAGAACCCCTGCAGCTTCAATGGGTCAGGGGCCTCCTTGCAAATCTTGTCGTAGCTCTTGGCGATGAAGTAGACGCAGCGCTTGGGCTTCCACCATATCTCGTAGACGGTGGCCTGCATGCCCTCCTGACCGGATAGCTGGCTGTCGCCTTTCTGGTCGCCCTCAGCCTTCGGCTTGTGGTCCAGCTCGATCGCCTTGCCAATTTCATCGCCGAAGTTCTCGATCAGGTCTTCACGCGATTGGAACAGCCTGCGATACACACCTTCAACCTCTGGCCATGTTCGCGCGCCGGCTGGCAGCGTGCCGAAGTCCTCCCAATGCACGTAATCCACAGCCAGGTTCTCGCTGGCCAGCTCCTCGGTGTCGGCCTGCTCTTCCTCTTTTGCGTCCTCGCCCGTCTCGGTGACGTCATCCTCGGCGGTCTGCTCCGGGCTTACCGAGCGCTCGAACTTCGGCGCGTAGCGGATCCAGCATTGGCCACGGCCCGGGATTAGGTAGTCATTCCGAGCCCTGCGCATCGTGGCGTCAAAGCCGCACATCGCGACCTCATACCGCAATGCACGCTCAAGAATGGTGGCAGCAACCCGGCCAGTCGGGTCCTTGTCGAGGAATCGGCGCTCGCTGATCGGGACTGGCGTCTTGGAATAGATGACAGGCTTCAGGGTCTCGACATTGGACCAGAACAGGTTGAGCCGCTTGGCCGCGCCCTTGCTGCTGTCGTCCTCCTCGTTGCGATCGTCACGGTAGTTGCGGCATATCTTCTTGGCCCGCTTGTGCCATTTGCTATTGGCCTTCTCGCACTGCTCAATCTGGGTTTTCCAGTGAGCCGCCATCTCCTGTTCGGGCTGGAGCGCGATGGTCATACGCTAAACGACCCCATCGCGATCACCGAGATATTCGCCCCGGTCGTGACCTTCCATGGACCGGAGGTGCTGAACAGGTTCAGCGGCACATAGAACGGTGCCAGCGAGGGGAGCGCCGTGGTTGCGCCGCCGGCATAGATCGGGATCGAGGTCGAGCCGTCCAGCAGCGTCACAACCCCGCCCGCCGCGGTCGCTGCGGTGATCAGCAGGCCTGCAATGAAGTCACCCGTTGCCCCGGCCGTACCGAGAACCTGGGCCGTCTGACCCGCCGCAACCGTCTCGTACATCGCGTTGACGGTCATCATGGGATTGCGAACGCCTGTCATCAGATCCTCTCATTCACTGGTGCTTGAGGTAAAACATCAGACAAGCCAAAATAACGGTGACGGCCCATGATCCGGCTCCGAAGTTTGCCGCCCATTTGGCCCGCTCCAGAAATTCACTCACGGTCAAACCCTCTCGTTCTTCCGCTGCCGGCTCTGCGCGGCCCACATGTCATCAAGCGTCACTTGGTTACCCGGGCCGACCAGCAACAGCTTTTGAGCCGGTTTCGGCACAAACTGTTTTATATATGGCCTTGACATGCACGCATAGCGAATTTCGTCCGGGGCATGGTCTTCGCTCTCGGTGTCCACATCCTCGGGCTTGTTGGTATCATGCTGCAGCGCCGGGAGCGTCCTTATGGAGTCGCGGCAGGTGCTGAAGAAATAGATCCCGGGCCGCTCTCCGTCTCCGTTGAGGCGCGCACGTACTTGATCCCATCCACCCATAGCGCCACGGGCAGACACCCGGGCATTATCAGCTCGTCGAAAAAATACTCCGCGCGTAGCCATCCGCTCCGCGATCGAAGGACCGCCATCGCTCGCAAAGGCTGCGGGGTCGAGGACACCGTAAGTGATTGCTGGATTACCCTCGATGTCCTTCGGCTCATCGCGCTCCCTTTCCTTAATTATGTCGGCAACGTCCTCAGCGGGGAGCTTGAGTCCCACATTGGGACTAGATGACCCATACCATTCACGATAGCGAACGAGCGCCCCGCGGGGTAAAGCCAACCGTTCAGAATCGCCGGAGAGTCGAAATTCATCTCCAACAACAGCCCACCATCCGATGCTGAAGGGCTTCGCTGAGCCCCAATCTCCGGATCTAAAACGGGTCCAGTTGGCTGGGATTTGGAATGGTGCAATGACATGCTTTGCCTCCGAAAATTCGGGGAAGAACGCCCCCTCGATCACTGACCAGTCGCCCTCAAGCCAAGCTCGAACCAGTTGCGCGTTGCCGACCATCTGCAGGTTCGCCACGTACTCGGCGCCCAAATAGCGGTTGTCCTGCAGCTTGGAAGGGATGAACACCCGTTCCCGCTTCACGCTCTCCTTGGTCCACGGGTTCTCATATGTCTCGGTGATGGTCCGCCAACCAAGCGGTGCAGGATCGATATAGCGAGCGCGTACCCACTGATGGCCAGGCCCGCCAGGATTCCCCGTCGCCCGAAACCCACACGGAATGCCATGACCGCTCCGAAGAGTAGCCATAAGCTTGAAAACAGGGCCAGGAGAAGGAAACGTGCCGATCTCCTCGATATAAACCCTTGTGTGAGATCGCCCCTGATATGCGTCCGCATCGCTGTCATGATCAAGATACGCGAACTGAAACCGTGACCCATTGGGAAACCGCCAGAACTTCTCCTGCTCATGGTAGCTGGCGCCAAGCTGCCTGAACAGCTGCCGGCTGCGCTCGATCGTGTCCACGAGCTGCGTGCGCTCCCGGCGGAACATGATCCCGTTGCAGTGCTCGCCGTACTGGTCCTGATGGCTGACCCATTCTCCGAGCATGCCGTCTGTCTTGCCGCCGCCTCGAGCACCGCCGAAGAACACCTCGAAGATCGGGCATGCCAGCAGGGCCTCTTGAGGGCCCGGCTGCGGTCCCCAGATCACGTCGTAAGCTGGGCTTGGCTTAGCCATTCTTAGACCGACGCCGGCGCATGTACTCCCGCATGTACGTCTTCTTGTCGAAGGTCTTGGGCTTCGATTCGGAGGCCGTCTCGGCGGGTGCCACAGATGAGGCAATTGATGGGCGGCAGGTTGACGGACTCGCAGGTGTGTCTGATCGAGATTTTGGTGATGAGGCCACAGCCTCCGCAGGTCGTCTCGACGCGGACGAGCATATCGGTCCCCAGTGAGATTTGCCGCAGATCCGGCACTTCGGAGCTTCCATGCGTTAGACTCTAACGCCGTTAGACTCGTTAGACAAGGCGTTAGACTGCGTCCACAACCAGGCCCATCGCCAGGAAGATCGTGACCCAGCCCTCGACCTCAACGTCAGACATCGGCACGACATAGCCCGGCGTCTCAGTCGGCCTGCGGATCGCGCGCAGTAGGTTGCGGAGCTGGTCTGTGGTCATCAGTGCTCCGTCCTGTGCTGCGGTGGGACGTAGGTTTGCGCCCATTCCTCGGGGGTCTTGATCGATGCCGGGGCGCGGATGACCCTTGTGATTGAAATCTCTTGTGAAATTTCAACTGAGTTGACGTCTGGTAGGACCTTGCGCAGCAGACCGAGGGCTGCGGTGACTGCATGGGGTGGCATGTCGTTCTGACCGTGGATCAGGCCTTCGAGCCGACCGATGATCTTTGCAACCTGGATCTTCGCCCTTGTATTCTCGTCATGGCGGATTTTCTTGACCCTGGCGGGCATCAGGTTTCGTCCAATCTCTTGAAATGCCTAATTATATTAGCCTTCAATTCCTTCCATTCCTGCTCGGAAAACCTCTGTTCCGCAGAAATCCAGGTCAGAATCTCCGCTACCTCATAGGCCGTAATGTCAGGCTGCGGCTCGAATGTTGCATGGATGACCATCACACGCCCTCCGGCCATGGTTCCTTGATCACGTCGTATCCCATATGCTTGTCCGGGACCTTGATCTTGTTGACCTGCTCAGGCCTGATTGAGACGCATAGCACGTTGCGGGATTTGCCGCTATCGGGGTCGACCTCGCAGCGGACCCAGACGGAATGGTACTGCGGTGGTGCGTTGAGGCGCAGGATCAGGGTCTGCGCGGCTTGAAGGATCTCGTTCATGTCAGGGCCTCATCTATCATCGCGCGCCAAGCCGAGAGCGCAAATCCGGCATCGTTTTCGAAATCCTTCCAGTGCGCCTCGGCGTAGAGTTCGAGGTGCTTGCCATCGCCATGCCATCCGAACTCCTGCATCGCTCGGCATCGCCCTGGGCCGATCATCTTGCCACCGGCTGCATGTGCCAGCGCCCTCGCGACTCGCTCTCGCATCTCGCTCATTTCAGGTCTCCGGTGGGGCGAATAGCGGCTCGACAACATGGTGATGCGGATTGATAAATGTCGGCGCGGTCTCAGCCAGTTGCCATTTCCCATCGTCATCTACTTCGCTAAACTGCGGCAATGTCCGCCAGCGCCATGCGACCGGCTCTCCCCGCCACGGCGAGGGCATCGCGGCGATAGCGGCGCGGGCCTTACGTCTGAATTCAAGCTCTCCGCTTTCCGGCATGCTCTGCCATGTTGTGCCGTCACCCCATGGTTCCTGTTCGTAGATCGCCCGCGCGACACGCTCCACCACCTCGTTCTCGGGCTCGGTCATTCGGCTGCCTTTCTGGCGTGATAATCTTTCAGCCACTCGCGGGATCGTTCGAGTTTTGCTTGCATCGCAGACCTCGCCGATGCTGTCGGCAGGCCAGAGGGAATGATTTCCTTGGACGCCGGTTTAGCAGCCAAGGTATTGATCTCATTGGCGTCTGGGGTGATTTCCTTCACTGAGCCATCGGAGGGATCGCGGATCATCCTGTTGTCCTCATTGCGAGAATTGCGTGTTTTTCCAGTATTTCGCGAGGGCATTTGC